TCAAGGCCGCCATTCAATCCCATGGACACGCTGATATTTCCCCTATTGATTAGTTCCCTCACCGCCCTCGCAATCGCCGAGTACCGTGTCCTTCCCCGTTGGTTCTACCACACCTGGTTCGGAAGGCACAAGCCGTTCAGTTGCGTCACCTGCCTGACCTTTTGGGTGGCGGTGGCCCTCACATGGCCCACCTGCGGTTGGGTTCTCGCTCCCGTGTACGGCCTCGCCTCGGCGGGGCTGACCGTTGTCATTCTGCAACTGACGAACCGATGACCCAAGACGAGTACCTGCTGGCAACCAAGCACCGCCACTATTGGGACCAATATCAGGCCGCCCTGTTCATGCGGTTGTCCCCCGAAGCGGTCCACGACTTGCAGACCATCCTCGTGGCCCACGGCAGGCCCAACACGAATTGGTGGTGCGCTGACTGCGTAAAATCGGCCCTATCCTACATTTACTCACAAGCGGACCAATTCGCCGAAGCCAACCAGCAGACCGTTACCCATGCCCTCAACCAAAGCCCCCAGCAATGAGGCCCAAGTCCAAGCCCGCATGGATTCGCTCATGATGGTCATCACGACCCTTTGCGACTGCATTGGGGCGGTGGAGGAATCCAACTCGCCGAACGCTTTTGCGGTCAAGATGAAGATCGTGGACAAGATTGATTCGCTCATAGACAAAATCGAATACTGATGGCTTGGCACGAAAAGTCGTTTGAAACGCCCCAAGACCTTTGGGACGCATTTGTCAAGTATGCCGAAGAGGTCAAGGCAAACCCACGCCTCAAGACCGTCTTTGTAGGCAAGGATGGGGAGCAGAAACTTGAGCCATTGCAGCGGCCTTTGACGATGGAGGGCTTTCAATTATTCCTGTGGGATAAGGGGATAGCCAAGGGTGCAGACCAGTATTTCACGAACCAAGGGGGCAGATACGACGATTATGTGGAGGTCTGTTCACGCATTAAGAAATCCATCCGCAAAGACCAAATTGAGGGAGGCATGGTTGGTCAGTACAACCCCTCCATCACGCAGCGGTTGAACGGGTTGGTTGAGAAACAGGAAACGAGTATCACCATCGAGCAGCCGCTTTTTGGCGATGGACTTTAAGTACACCACCGCCATCAAGAAGATTCGGGCGATGACCGCTCGGAAGAAAGTGATACAAGGCGGAACGAGTGCGTCCAAGACCTTCGGCATCCTTGCGGTCCTCATTGACCACGCCGCCCGCCATCCCAAGTCGGAGATTTCGGTGGTGTCCGAATCCGTCCCTCACCTACGACGGGGGGCCATCAAGGACTTCGCCAAGATTATGCAATGGACCCACCGTTGGGTTCCCGACCGCTGGAACAAGACGCTGCTGCAGTACAACTTCGCCAACGGGTCCACGATTGAGTTCTTTTCCGCTGATTCGGAAGCACGCCTCCGAGGGGCAAGGAGGCAGGTACTTTACATCAACGAGGCGAACAACATCGACTTTGATTCGTACTACCAGTTGGCCATCAGGACAAGTCAGGAGATATACATCGACTTCAACCCGACCCACGAATTTTGGGCGCATACGGAGGTCCTCCCCGAAGCGGATGCGGAGTTTCTAATCCTCACCTACCAAGACAACGAAGCCCTTCCTGATACGATTCGGAACGATATAGAACTAAACCGAGCCAAAGCGGAGCATTCCGCATACTGGGCGAACTGGTGGAAGGTGTACGGCCTCGGTCAAGTCGGGACGCTCCAAGGGGCTATCTACGGCGATTACACGGTGGTTGAGGGTATAGACCCATCCACGATGAAATTCGTCGCCTACGGGCTTGACTGGGGGTTCAGCAACGACCCCACGGCCTTGGTCGCCGTGTACCGCAGGGGGGACGACTTGTTTGTGCATGAGTTGCTCTACCATCGGGGGCTCACCAACTCGGACATTGCCGTCCGCTTGAAAGAGTTCGGCATCACAAGGGCGTGGGAAATCGTGGCCGATTCTGCAGAACCCAAGAGCATCGAGGAAATCTACCGCCTCGGATTCAATATCAAGCCCGCATCCAAGGGACCCGATTCGGTCAGGCAGGGGATAGATGTGGTCAAGCGGTTTAACCTTCATGTGACCAAGGATTCCGTGAACCTGATAAAAGAACTCCGCTCGTACACTTGGGCCACGGACAAGGACGGCAAGGACACGGGGGTCCCGATTGATTCCTACAACCACGCCTGCGATGCGCTCCGCTATGTGGCCCTCAACAAATTGGCCGTGAGCAACTCGGGCAAGTATCTTGTGGTGTAACTTTGGGGCAACTTAAACCCCCATAAAATGAGCGACTTTAGATTATACCGAAAAAAACAACTTGCCGAAATGCGACCTTACATCGTGGGTGAAGTTTTGAGCGATTCCGTGTCAATTTCAAAAGAAGATAGAGAGAGTGGCAGTCCCAAAGATGGCGACATGATTGCTCGTAATTCAAAGAATCATTTAGACCAATGGCTTGTTGCAAAGGAGTTCTTTGAGGATAACTACACGCTTGCATGAACCTCGAATCCCTCCTTGACCTCGCCCTCGCCATCGGTCGGGTCGTGCTGGCCTTGGTGTTTGTCGGCTGCATCTTAACCCTCCTTATGCCATGAACCGAGAATCCCTTATTGACCTCGCCTTAGCCATCCTTGCGATATTGGTGGCGTTGTATTTCATCGGTTGTACTTTAACCCTCCTTTTCACCCAATGAAACTCATCCACTACTACCACATCTATTGCGGCGGAGGCGGCCAATGGCAACTTATCATGCATCAGCACATGATGGCCCTGTGCAACTACGGGCTGATAGAACAGTTGGACGAGATTCGGGTCGGCATCGTTGGCCCTCCCGACCAGCGGAAGGTCGTGAAAGAAATCTTGGACAATTCGCTCGTGGCGGCAAAGATTAAGGTAGTGGTCACCCGAACCAACGCATGGGAGCAGGCGACCCTCACCGAGATGTACAAGGCGAGCCAAACCGAAGATGCGGCCTACCTGTACGCTCACACCAAGGGGTCCGCAAATCCTTCCCTTGTCGCCCAACTATGGGGGCGCAGCATGATATTCTTTACCATCGTGGCTTGGGAGAAAGCCCTTGCGGAACTGGAGAAAGTGGATGCGGTTGGATGCCATTGGCTCACCACCGAGCAGTTCCCACAAATAGCGGACCACAACAACCCCGACGGCTACCCCTACTTCGGTGGTAACTTTTGGTGGGCCAAGTCAAGCCATGTGCGGGAATTAGGCGAACCGCTCCGAGAACACCGCTACCAGGGGGAACATTGGATTGGGAAGAAACCCAACACCGTTGTCTTTGACCCCAACCCTGGTTGGCCCGACCCAAGTAAGTTTGTAATAACCTTTTGACCATGTACGCACTACTTCCAACCGACCGACCCATCCAAGGCATTGAAATTGGATTATGGGAAGGGGGCAACGCAGTCCGACTGCTGACCAAATTCCCCAACCTACACCTCACAGGCATAGACCCGTTTGAAGGCTATGACGATTGGCACGGCCATATCCCTGCCGATTCCATGCACCAACGGGAAGGAATTACCATGCGAGCCTTGGAACCCTTTGCAGACCGATTCACACACATCAAGCGTTATTCGGATGCAGCCCTTGAACTGCTACCCGATGGAGCCTTTGATTTCGTTTACATTGACGGGGACCATTCACACAAATGGGCAAGCCACGACATCACCAACTACTGGACCAAGGTCAAGTCGGGAGGCATCCTCTGCGGCCATGACCGTTCCCTTTCGGGGGTGGCCCAAGCCCTTGTTGATTTCGGCCATGAGTTCACACCCACCGAGGAACCGCAAGGCGATTCGTGGTACATCGTAAAGCCATGAAACTACTCGCCAACATCGCCTACCACCACCATCCGAACAGGGTGGAGAACTTGACCAAGGTCATTGAGGCCATCAAGTCCTACCCCGTGCAGGCAGAAATCTTCGTGGACACCAACGACCCCCAAGCGGCCCACGAACTCGCTTACCTTCCCGTTACCTTCCACGCTCACACGGCAATGGGACACCCTTGGGAACTGACGAGCAAGCACCGCCACAGGATTGCAGAGGTGTACCAGCACTTTGACTGGGTGGCCTACTTTGAGGATGACATGATGCTGCCCAAGGAAGGGTTCGTCAACTTCACCAAGCAGTTTGATGCGATGTTTGAGGACAACCTGTACCCGTCCTTCACTCGGATTGAAACCTACCCGAACAGGCAAGGCGAATTTAGCCCCGACATCTCATTCAATTTGACACCGAATATGTGGAGGGAGTGGAACGGGAAGACCTACGCAAGCCTTCCGTACTACATCAACTACCACGCTTTTTGGATGTTCAGCACCAAGCGGCTCGCCGAGGTGTTGAGCCGCAACCCGCAAGCGTTGCAGATGATACCAAACAACGGCCTTTATCGTGAATCCCTTGCATCCATGCCGATTTGGTCCTTGGAACTAAAGCCGATGCTGGAGATGACCGAGCAGGGCGAACTTGCGGACCATTGCAAGGTTTACCACTTAACCAACAACTATTCCAACCAAAGTAGGGACATCAAAGAAATATTTAAAAGATGAAACTCCAAGACCTCACCATTGACCAGTTCCAACGCATCGCTGCGCTGGAGTTCTCGCCCGTGCTGACCGATTACGACAAGCGTGCAGGGGTCGTAGCGATAGTGGAGGGGGTGGATATATCACTCGTAAGGGAAATGCCCGCCAAGGGGCTTACTAAGCGTTACAAGACCATCATAGCCGAGTGGAACGAGTTACCCACCCTCGCATACAGGAGGCGGTTCAAAGCGGGTGGCAAGTGGTGGATTCCGACGGTGTTTACGGACGAGTTGACCGCTGGGCAACTCATTGACCTGATGGACACCGATACCACCGACGAAAAGAAGTTGGTCCAAAACCTGCACC